ATCACCAGTCCCTAGAAAAACGAGATCATCTTCTGCCATTTGTAAGTCACCTCGGGAGTTCCCGGTGCCGGAGTTCAGTCAGCGGGACGAGGACTCCGTATTCTTTGCGCGATTCATCGTACCGGAGGAACAGAGCCTGTTCGGTCTCGGTATTGACCACCCCGAGCCAGCCGGCTACTTGGGCTGTCCTGATATTCCGGGCCTTGATGGGATCCTTCGGTTCCCACCAGACCGTATCGCCTTTGTGGAAGACTGGCTGCTGCTGCAGGAGGACGGGCATTAGTAGTCCTCCTCATATCTGGCGAGATGGCTGCATTGTGCCTCCTCGCAGGTCATCGGGTAATGACATTCTGTCATATGCCCGAATTGACAGAACATGCAGGCCATTTCATTGAGACCTCCAACCGGACAATTTCCTGCAGCGATGACATCGACACCTGCTTTGAAGGCCATTACGTCACCTCCTTGATTGTGCTCGACTGGTCTTGTCCCATCTGCACCGCCAGAGTGTTCGCGAACTCGCCCTGAATCTCGCTGATGTGTGAGATCAGGATGATCTGCGGGAACCGCGATTCCTGAGAGCGTAACGCCGTTAATAAGTTACCGCGCCGCTCCTCGTCCTGGCTGCCAAAGATCTCATCGAAGATCAGGAGCGTGCTTTCGTGCACCTGGTGGAGCTCCGCAAGGTACCGGGACAGGGCGATTCGAAGCGCCACGGCAATATCGTCCTGCTCGCCCCCGCTGAACCGGTCCACGGCATATTGGTTGCCGTTCTCCCTAACATACAGGTTGAAGTCTTCATCCAGGAGGACCTGGTCGTACCGGCCGCCCGTGATCTCGCCGATAATCTGGCTGACCTCGGCTTCGATCCTGCTGCGGACCACCTGCATGATATAGACTACATAGTCGGCGATCGCGGTTCGCGTGAGTTTCAGGATCTCGACATCCTCCTTATAGAGGCCGATCCGCTGCCGGATATCGCCCGCCCGTTGGATGGCCTGCTCGATCTGTGTGATGGTCTCCTGGCAGCCGCGGATCCGTTCGGTCGCAGTCGCGATCTGGCGATTGAACGCTGTCGCGACCTGCAGGATCCCGTTGAGGTTCTCCTGCAGCTTCGTGCCCACGTTGGGGTCGAACTGGAGCGCTGTGATGGCCCTGTCGGTCTCCGTGAGGGCTGCTTCCTTACTCACCAGCTGGGCGTGCACTTCTGTGATCTGTGCCGTTATCGTGGCCTGCTGTGCGATTTGTTTGCCGAGCTCGACGTACCGGGTTTGTGCCTCCTCGAGCTCGAGGAGACGCTGCCTGCAGGCATTGTGTGCTTCTTCATCGTACGCGATCGCGGCCTGCTGATCGAACAACTCACTGTTGCGGACCTGGATGACAGTAAGCCGTGTCTGGATCCTCGCCAGCTCGTCCTCAATGAACTTCCGACCGCGGACCTTTTCAGCGAGCATCTTGATCGTGGCGAGGCCGTTTTTCTGTGCATCCAGGAGCCGGGTCTCTTCCATTTTCTGTGTGAAGGCAGTGTCGATGGTGTTGACTTCCTCGGCATTCTTCCCGAACAGGAAATTATATTCTTCCTGCACGTTCTCGAAGTGATCTCCGAGTTTCTGCCGGCACAGCGGGCAGATCCCCTCTGCGCCAGCGTCCACGATGGTCTGCCGGTTCTGGCGGATCTTCTCTCCCTCCCGGGCAAGTGCCATTGATTGCGCCTTGAGAGATGCGGTTACCTGCAGGAGATCTTCCCTGCGCGTCGCGATGGTGAACTCGAGTACCCCATCGTCCGTTATGCCGAGGTCCTTCCGGATCAGGTCCGCGATCTCGATAGCCTTTTTCTCATCCGTGTCCAGGGCATCCAGGGCAAGAGTTTCCTTTGCACTGCGGGTATCGAGGTCCCTGATCTCGGCATTGATCCCCTGCCGTTCCTTGGCGATCGCGTCCAAGTCGGCCGCTTTTTTACGGAAGGTCTCGGTCTCTGTTCTCGCATCCGGGATCCCCGCGATCGTTTCCTCGAGCTGCTGGTATTCCGCGGGATCGACCATAACTAGACTATCCTGCAGGGCCCGCAATCTCCGCGATAAGATTTCCCGATCGATTACGAGGGTTTTCTGCTGGTCTGTGAGGCGGATTTGTTCGGCCTTCCGCTCGTTGAATGCTTTCAGCGCTGCGTCCTGTTCGGTCTTCTTCTGCTCGAGTACGGCGACATGTGCCTGGCTCTTTTCAATCTCCGCCTGGAGCCCGGTGATGGTGGCCTTAACCTGCTGCAGTTCTCCTTCATCCTGGTGGGGAAGACCGAGGAGCTCGCCCTCCAGCTGCCGCAGCTCGTTCTCCTTGGCGTCTGCGGCCTCTTTCAGGATCTTCTGGCTGCCGGTGTTGAGGTAGTCGATCCCAAGGGCCCGCAGGAACCATTCTTTCCGTTTGCCGGGTGTGAGGTCCAGCAGGGTGAGGAGATCCTTCTGTGCGGCATAGATGGTGTTCCGGAAATCATTGGGGCCCATACCGAGCACCCGCCGGATCTCGGTCTCGACCCCGGAGACGCCCGAGGCCCTGACCAGTCCCTTGCAGGTCAGGACCACATCGTGCAGGAACGTCTTGCCTTTCCGGAAGGTCCGGGTGATCGTGTAGGTATCCGCGCCAACCTGGAAGTCGAGCGAGACCTCGCACTTCTCACCGGGGCCTGCGAATGAGGAGACGACATGCTCGGATGCGATCCCGCCCCCGGAGACGCCGAACAGGGCAAAGAAGATCGCTTCGACAATACTGCTCTTGCCGGTGCCGTTATTACCCACGATGCCCGTGATGCCTTCATGGAACCGGATCTCCTGGTTCTTGAACCGCTTGAAGTTCTTCAGGATCAGCCGGGTGATTATCATTCCGTCACCTCGAGATGCTGTGCCGTCACGGTCTTGAGCGTCTCAAGGCCGCACCGTTCCACAGATGCCCGCTGCGCCTCGCTCATGGGCCGTTGCTGCAGAAACCGGCCGAACTCCCGCACATAGTCGATTGCATGCAGGTCCTGCTGCTGTGGCACGGCCTGTGCCGCGGTCTCCCGCGACTTGACGCGGATCTTGAGGTCGAGGAGGCCCTCGCGGATCCCGATAAGGTCCTCAGCTGGGGGGAGCCAGACCGACTCGGTGCCGAAGTCGAGGGTGACCTGAAACATCTGATCTCCTTGTCCATCCAAGAGGCCGATCTCCTCCTCGATCGCTTCGGTGATGTTTTCATATCCGATTCCATTGCGACCTCTTGGGGAGCAAACGATCACACCGAGGTCCCGCATCGGGGACCGCGTGAGCGAGAAGTGCTCGACCCCATAGGTGCGGGCCGGATTCACCAGAAGACCACCTTTCTCATCGGCGATCTCCCCATAGGTGAGGTGCTCGATCGAACCGGAATACCATGCTTTCGGCCCGACCCGCATCTGCCCGTGGTAGTGACCGAGTGCGATGTAGTCGAACTGGTCCGTGAGGATCTCGTTGTCCAGCTCGAACTCCGCCACGGTCGACAAGCGCTTGTCCCTGATGGTGGTGGCAAGGCCGTGGGTGACCAGGACGTTGTTATGGTCTTTGCTGATCTCGATTTCCTTGTGAGCCGTGTGATAATCCTCGGCCCGCAACATGTTCGGGATCAGGTGGAAGACCGTATCACCGATCTCGATCTTCTCGTACCGGAACGAGTACGCCGCGTGGATCAGGTTACTGCGGGCGATCACCTCTAACGGCGAGACCGCGTGCTGCGTCTTCTGCATGCTGTGGTTGCCCGCGATCAGGACCAGCGGGATCCCGGCTTCCTGCAGCCACTCAAGAGCCTGGAGAACCGTGGTGTATGCCTTGGTCTTCGGCTTCACGGTATCGAATAGGTCTCCCGCATGCACGAGTGCGTCCGGGCGCTCCTGGATGATGCTCTCGATCGCGCTCAGGAAGTTCTCATAAATGAGAGTCTCGCGGAGGTTGCTGCCGTCCTCTGCAAGCTTGTTGAAGGCTGCCCGGCCGAGGTGGGTATCGGCGAGGTGGATGAATTTCATCAGGCACCGCCGGCTGGCCTCATCTCAAGGAACGAAGCTGACAGGTCCGCAATGTGCATGAGTACGACGATCGGGTATTTGGTGCAGGCGTTTGTGATGGCAAGGTTCCCGGCATACGAGCAGCGAATATCGTCATAGGCCATCATATGCCACCGGATCGCCATGATCTCGGTGTCTGTCAGGGAGATGTGCCTGAGCAGGAGGATAGTGGACTTCTCCCCGTGGCCGAGCGGGAACTGATCATCGATATCGATGTAGGGTTCCTTGACCCACTGATCGCCGATTGGTCGTTCCTCGTGCTTGACGTTCCGGAAACTCGTCTTGTAGAAGTTGGCCTTGCAGATATCATGCAGCAGGCCGATGATCTTGAGGGAATCCTCCGGGTAATCCCCTTCAAAGGTCTTGGAGAGGAGGACGAGATTATGGTATACCCCGAGGGAGTGGTGCAGCAGACCGCCATCCCGGGCATCATGATATTTGGTCGATGACGGCGCAATGAGAAAGTCCGTCTTCTCTTCGAGGTATTTGAGGAGGTCCTGGATGCCGTCCCGCTTGGTGGAGATCAGCAGCTGCTTGAATTCCTCGCACTCCGCAGACCAGACATCTTTCTCGCTGGTCGCAGCCGGTGCAGCACCCTCAGGGGACGTGCGGGTTTCCTGTGGTGGTGTTGCTACCGGTTGTGCGGGTTTCTGGACCTGCGTTACCTTCTGGCTCGTTGGATCGGACAGCTCGGAGGCCCACGCTGGCTTCTGGACGGTCTTCCAGCCCGGCTTGATGAACGATGCCTTATCGCGGGTGAACTCCATCCAGATGTCGGGGTGGTTCTCGGGCGGCTGCAGAAAGCCCGCGTTCTTCCATTCCTGTGCTATGCCGACAGTGATTGCGTAGGTCTTCTGACTGCCATCCTTGACCGTGAACGTTGCCGACCCGGGATTATACGCCTCAAGCCTCCCTACGATGGTGACAACATGCTCGGACCCATTGGCAGTCGTTGCTGATTCTTTCTTGCATTTATGAGGGGTGCCGTCGGCGTTATAAGGGACATTCTTCCCGTCCACCTTTCTCCAATCAATTCCGCCATGGCAGAATTTGCACTCGGATGCCATCGTCACTCACTCCTTGAGTATGCAACACGGTCCAGCCGCTTCAGGACCCGCCGTGCCATTGCGAAGACGTTCTCTCTCCTGGTGGGCCGCCGGGGTGGTTTTTCCTCGGTGGTGCACCCAAGGCAACCGAGCGGTTCATCTTGCCGGGCGAGGACCTCCTGCACGCCGTGCGGATCGATCGGTTCCTCGGTGATGGTATAGCGGCTCATGCCGTCTCCCTCCGTGCCATCCACTGAAGTTCTGACAACTCAACAGGTACGAGTGGCACGGTCCGTGCACCCGGTATCGGGCATTCACTCAGCTCTGATACATAGTGCCTGCCGTCGTTGTTGCAGAACGCGCCCTTCTTTTCATCTGAACAGTACTGGCATGGGACCTGAATCATGGGGCATACGACTTGTTTCATGATCCCACCAGGTCCTTGACCGTTTTGCGCGGGTCGAACGGTTCCCGGTCCGCGAACATCGTGTCCTGGATGGCTGCTGCGGCCCCACGGATCCCCATGGCAGCCTGCTGGGTCCCGGCATCGATAATCGGCGGTACATTGCCGTTCCAATCACACGGCTCGCACGGTCCTTGCAGTAGGCACAGGTATCCCTTCCGGCTGATGCAGACTGCGACATCCGACATCCGCGTGCAGGGTTTTTCATCTTTTAAAACAGAGTTTGTACCGGCAGTCTCCCCATCCTTTCCTTGGACGGTCGGATCGGGCCTGCCATTAATTTCCTTTGTTGTTCTCACTTTTCTCACACACCTTTGGTTGTTCATCGACGATTCTCACACGTCCGGTCTCCACCATCGCATCCGCGCAGGAACCGGCTTCTGCCTTGAATGCCTCGAATGATGCACGGGACACCTCCACCGGGTACGTGATCGCGGTCATGCCGGGATCTCCACGTTATGCCTTTTACAGAGCAATTCCAGTCCCATCAGGAGGCGTTCGGTATTTGTTTCTCCAACGCTTTTCTTTGCCAGAGCACCCAACATCGCGCGATCGCGCTCGTCAGTTCTTATCTGTAATGTACCAGTTTTCAGATTCTCCACCTTCCTATGTAATTACATAGTTATGTAATGACATAATGGTATAAATACATTTTGAAGTATGGCGGAAAAGAGTGGGGTTTAAATAGTTGTGTAATTACATACATTATTTCCCAAAGAGGTGGGGGTGAGATACACGGAGAGAAGCGAGCTCATTCAATTGCGGGTATCACCCGAAATGAAAGAACAGATCCGGGAACTTGCGACAGAAAATGGTTATGAGGCGGTTTCTGAATTCATCCTTGATCTGATTAATAATAAAATGAAAAATAATGTGAGATATGATGAGATTAGAGCTGCTGTTCTTAAGACATTGAACTATCAAGTAGTATCAGAAAAAAGGGCGAGGGTAGGCAAGCCTGGCCAAAACCGGCGGACTTAAGATCCGTTTCCGCAGGGATCCGTGAGTTCGAATCTCACCCCTCGCATTTTATGACGCCCTGACGATATATCGCATGGTGCTGTATGGGTGAAGATTCTGGTGAGCGGCACCCCCGCCCGTAGACCCGGTATTTACGGCATGACTGGCTGTTCTCGATGCGGATCCTTCCCCCTCTGAATCTACAATATTGATATTAACACCGGGTTTTGTAATGGTGGTGTGAGTGTGTGCGGGCAGTTCTGCAATTGATACGGCATGAGTTTTCTCCCCGCCGGTTGCGCCGATACTTGAACTCGCCCCATAGGGTAATTTCCCCTTCAGATTTGGCAGGTTGAAATGCGTGCCATCTACACTTCCGAATGAAGTGCCGAACGAAGCAAACAGATCCGGGTATGTTGCTCGCAGAAGATTCGCCCCGTCGCATTCGAGCCACCCGGCGGGGATTGAAATGCATGCGCAGAGTGCGATTTCGCATTTGTTCGCGCCGTATTTCCCCCCGGTGATATTTGCATCGAAGTATGCCTTGTTGATCCCATCCGTGTCACCTGTGGGGGTAGCAATGCCGGTTATTTTCACGCCATTGATGGAGAGGGTGGTTGACAGCAGCAGTTCTGACCAACGAGATGAAAACATTGCAGTAACCCCACAATATGAGGTGTCGCGCTCATCGGTGATATTGTCTGTCGAGATGGATTCCACCAAGGCCGCGACATAAACCTGCGCAAGAGAGATTTCCCATATCGCAGATGTCTGAGTAAGTGTCGGTGGGACTGGTGCTGCAGAAGGTGTCCCGGTTACGACCTTCGCGGAAATTTGTTTCGGTGCTGCAGTCTCCAACCTCAATATTATCCGGTCGATACGTGGGTTGGTTGGGTCTGCCGCCGCTATTGTTTGGGGATATAGTGCCGTGTTCTCATACCAGTATCCCCTAATATGAGCTCGCCCGGTTCCGACATCAACCTTCATGATATTAGGCGTTTCGGCGGTCACTACGAGTTCACTTCCATAGTCAATTACATATCCATCGGTCGTAATCGACTCGAATAATTCGCAGAAGTCCACGTCTGTATATGTTCCACCCTCATAGACTCTTGATTTTACGGTCATGTCTTCACCATCCATTTGAGAACAATGTACGGAGGCAGATTGGCGTGAAGTAACCCGCCACCTGTTGCATCTGTCGATGCGGATCCCCCACTCGTTGTAAAATAATTTGTGTAGGGGTTGTTCAATCCTGTATTATCAGGGTGATATAGTTCGGTGCATCCACTATGATAGTGTGCAGGTAATTCTGATTCCGTCAAGATATGGGTCTTCTCTCCGCCGGTCTTTCCGAGTGCATTAAATTCAGTCTGTGTTGGATCATAGCCGAAGATAGACTTGCCTTTTCCGTTGGGGAGATTGAAGGTTGTAGATCCGTCCCCAACGCCATACGTCGTTCCGATTGCCGCGAACAAATCCGCGTATGTCACCCGGCTGACTGCAGCGCCATCGCATTCGAGCCACCCGGTCGGAATCGTTGATGCCCCCATGGCATAGACCATCCCGATAGGAATGGTTTGAGAATTGATATCGCGGTGCTGAATAGTTACACCGTCACTTGATGCAGTTGGAAGTGCCAGTCCCGTGATTTTTTGACTGTTTACATTGAGTGACTCAAGAGCGAGGATATCTGACATTCGAATGTGTTTCGGTGTGGCGGTTCCGCAGAGGTCTACCACGTCGCGTTTATCGATGATATTTGCGTTGATAATCGATGCGGCATTGGCAGCAACGTTCACTTCTGCAATACAAAGCTCCCAGAGGTCCTCGGTTTGAGTTAACGCCGTAGCAACCGGTACCGCAGCCGCAATTCCCTCGAGTACCACAATATGAGTACTTCTTTGCCCGATTATCCGGTTCCTGACCACGATCCGATCGATTCGTGGATACGTTGCATCTGCCGCCGAGATGGAGAGATTCAAGACTGCATCGTTGAGATACCAACAACCCTGCACCCATGCCTCTCCGGTGGCGATATCGACACTCATGTTCGGACCTGCCGCGTGCTGAGTGACTTTTATCTCCGTACCCCCGCCCGAACCAGACCCGTAAACATATCCATTCATTCGCAGGTCTTGAAGATAGTCGAGCCATTGGATCTGTGTTAAGTGCCGGATATCGACCAGATCCCCGAAGAATCCCATCACTTCGGTCATGTTTTTATCCCCACCGACGCCTTCACATACGGAGGCATGTTCTCGTGTGCTCCGCCCCCGCCGGTACTTCCGGTCGTTCCGCCTGACGGTATTCCGTGGGGTAAGACATTGATATTTCCTAGATTTTCCGCCGAACCACTATCATAGGTTCCATTTGTATGCGTATGTGATGGGATCATCGTGGTATCGAGTGTGACTGTGGCTACCCCGCCGGTATTTCCAAGGGTGTTGAAATCCGCGTCGTCCGGGTCGAGGCCGATGATGACTTTGCCGATGGCATTTGGCAGGTTAAACGTTGTGGTTCCATCCCCCACCCCGAATACCGTACCTATCGCTGCAAAAAGAGCCGCGTATGTTGTCCGGCTGACCGCAGCGCCATCACAAAGCAAGAACCCGGTCGGAACGGTAGCATTCCCAAAGTTTAAGATCGCTCCAGGTGGGACACCGTAAAAGGTGGCTTGTGTATCAAACTGCCCCTTTGACATCAGGTCCGAACCGACCGTTCCATCGAGAAGTGATATGATTTTGTGTGTCCCGAGGTCAATGTCCTGATTTGCTACGAATGCTTCTTGCCGGATATTCTTGAGTGTGACCCACGTCCGTTCGTCAGTGATGTTTGCATTCAGGATTTGAGAGGCTCCGTTCGCCACCGAGACCTGTGCGAGCGAGACTTCATAGGTAGTTGCATCCGTAGTTAAACCGGGTGCACCCGCCCCCGGAGTTCCTTTCAGAACTTCAATCGTGATGGTTTTCGCCCCGGTGATGGCATTCCGCAGGATAATCCGGTCGATTCGTAGTTGCCCGGATGTGTTTGCGTCGATAGTCTTGGTTTCCACCTCGTCACTCTTGACGAAATATCCATAAACCCATCCCTGCCCGGACGCCACATCGACTGACATATTGGGCGAGGTGTGTTGCGATACTACAAGTTCATTGAACTTTCCTTTTACCACACCACTGATTAGTTGCGTCCTGAAGAATGATGCGATATCCACCCCATAATACAGACGCGGGTCAGTGGCGGTCTGCCCGTAAAATTCCGATGATTCGGTCATGCTCTTCTCCTCACACTGTTTTTCTTCTCGTTGAGTTTCAGGTACTGAATGAGGTCGGGTCTCTGGTTGCCAATCGTAACCTGAACATCATCCGTCGCGCCGTCAATCCCATAGGACTCCTTGATCTCTAGGATCCTTGCTGATACGATAGCCACCTGGGGATACACCGCGGTAATGATATCTCCCAGATCGATATCCCCAGCGTCCTCCCGCGTCATGTAGGTGATGGAGGCGTCCCGGAAAATCGAGAACTGCGCCGATACCGATTCTCCCAAATCCACTAGAGTTTCGTTGCCTCGCTGGGTGAGCTCATCCGTTGTGATGCAATCACTACCATCCACGAAGGTCTCTCGCCGGTCATACCCCGTGGGAGCGGAGGTGGCAGGGACACCCACAAAAACCCGGTCTTCTGCGAATTTTGAGTCGCCCACATAGGCATAGTTCCGCATCTTGGAGTTGTCCTGAGAATATGCGTAGGTGGCGATGTTCCCGAGGTCGATGCTGAAAACAACGGAGTCGGTATAATCATTCCCCTCCCAGAAATGGAGGTTGAGTTTTCCAGTTGCTTCATCGAATATGATTTCATAGCCGAGGTTCGGCGACTGCAGGAGAGTGGATTCGATTGCTTCCGTCAGGTATTGCAGCCGGGCGGAGAAATCTACCTCAGACCCTTTTGTACCGTCTGTCTCGAGCTGGAGATCGGGAAAGTTCCGGTCTGTGTTCGTGGCGGCGATACAATTCCCGTTCACGAAATGCCGGATCGCCGTCTCGGCTTTCGTTGGGGTACTCACGGTATCATACCCGGTGCCAGAGGAGACACCTACATAGGCGATCCGCGTCGAGAGGAGACCACTTGCGCCACTCGCATAGATCTCCCAAACGTCATCGTCAAGACTTGAGGGATCGGATGAGATACTCTTCGACTCGATTCTCGCAAGTCTCATCGCGCCGCCCCGGCGGATCCCCAACCAGTAACCGAGGATGATCTGATCAGACCCCTCTGCGGTGAGGGGTAGTTTCATTCTCACGGTTCCCGGGGACCGGAGTCGCCGTGTCCATTCCAAGGAGAGGTACTCGTCGATTTCTGCAACCATCTCGAAGGATGCGTTATAAATCCGAGCGGGGAACTTCTCCGAGCCGGGATACAACGGCAGCGGGAGGTAGAGGGCATTCGGTACCGTTACTGCTGCACGATCGAAATGCGTCCTGTTCCATGGACTCCGGTTGAACTCTCCCATATATCACCTACGCCTATGAAATGCCGTGAACCAGAAGATCACCATGACCGTGAGCAGGATGACGGGGACAGAAGGTGCCGGAGATCCCGTAGATCCGATTACCCGGATGATGTTATAACTCAGGTTATATCCCGCACTGTTGGAGACGTTCGATGAGACGTTGTAAATCCCCAGTCGGGCATAGAAGTGACTGCCGTTCGCCACAGCCGAGAAGCCTCCATCTCCGAATGTCCAGCACCATGCTGTCGGGGTATTCAGGGAGGTATCATTGAACCACGTATAGCTCCCGACTTGAACGGTTCCTCGGCTTAATGAGGAGATGGCAATGGGTTTTGTGACACCCGATACTGATACATTTACCCATGTTACTTGCGTTGAAATATTTGACCCGATTACATTGGTGGCTGTGAGGTTAATAGAAAAATTTCCAAAATTGAATATTTGAACCGGATTTTGTGACGTAGAAAAGGTTATCCACGTATTATTTCCGGTCTTATTATTAAACTGGTATTTCCACGAGGTCGGACTATTTATTGATGTGTCAGTGAACTGGACAGAGAGGGGAGCTGTACCACTTGTTGGTACTGCGGTGAAGGATGCGACAGGTGATGGTACTGAGACGTTCACCCACGCGACCTGAGTGCTGATGTTGCTCCCATAGGCATTTGTCGCTGTTAAGTTGATCGAGAAGTTGCCAAAACCGAAAACCTGTGCTGGACTCTGTGATGTCGAAAAGTTTATCCATGTATTGTTGCCAGTTTTATTATTGAACTGGTAAATCCAACTTGTCGGACTATTTGTAGATGTATCGGTGAACTTGACGGCGAGCGGGGCTATGCCGGATGTGACGTTGGCGGTGAAACTAGCAACGGGTGCAACAACAGTATCTTCTCCCCACAAATTCCATTCATAGAGCCATGCATAATCAGCGGGGTAATTAGTTTTGAGGATACGCATCCGGTAATACCGGAACATGCTCTCATTTGCTGCTAGATTAAGCGTATCATAGGTTTTTGTTTCTCCCGATGTGAAGGTGACACCGGTACGGTTATCGATATTAGTCCATGTGCTTGCATCGTTTGAACCCATGACAAACCAGTCTTTCGGACTTTCAGCGCTTGCAGATACACCACGGGCTGTCATTACATATTTTGTTACCTTATGCGTGGTTGTTGCATTGAAATCAAGTTGTATCCAGTTGGGGGTACAGGGATCATATATACCCGACCACCAGCCCGTTCCAGTATCATGATCAAAAAGTTTTGCGGGCGTGTAAGTAGTATAATAATCCTGTGCCGATGCCGTCCCTCCGTAATAAGAAAATTCCGTTACTGTTGCTGATACCGTGCCTATAAAAGCAAGAACCAGAAGTGCAACAATCAGAATTTTATATTTTGTTTTCATGGTGTAACCTCACACCAGTGTTCTGATGTAATTCAGGGTCAAATCGTGCGCCTTAATATCCGCCGTTAATGCGTCTGTGATATCCCGTGATAGTCTTAAACGAATCTTATTTCCGCTTCCGGCAATTGTGAAGTCCGCAGTCTCAGCACTCTGATTTTCAAGGTTCGCACCCGTGTTGGTATCCGTGATAGAGATCAATGCGGTTGTGAGCGCAACGTTAGAAGTCCCGGCATCGGCAATCCGGTCTCCGGTTATGTCCATCTTGATTGCGGCGGCAGTTGCGACGCTGGTCTCCCAGTCTAACTGAAGTTTGAGGTTTCCACCGTTCCAATCCGGGGGCATTTTCACAATAGCATAGGCATATTGTACGGATGCATCTCCATATCCGAGATACGTGCGTTCAACCCCGTTTGATAGTTTCTCGGTGACCAGTTCTGCGCCCGTTCCACCCATTGAGAGTGGCGTGTAGACCGTCCATGCTGAAGCAGGGAGCCGGATATAGTCGTGGATTGCTCCACACGCAGCATCAATTTTAACGTCGTTTGTCTCTGGCGTGAGGGTGATATTTGTGCCTGCTTTGATTCTTTTGAACGGTAAATCAACCCCGGATTTGGTGGTGGAAAGTCCCTCACCATCACTCCCCGTCCCAAGGTTGGATGCGGTGTTTGCCTCACCTACGAGGTTATTTCTCATCGCATCGTAATCATAATTCGTGAATTCACGTTTGATAACTTCGCCCGCACCCCACATTTTCGCCGTGCCCTCGAATCCCCTTTCGACACCCGTTAAAATATTACCGGAATTCCCCGTGTATTTGATGGTCTCCGCGTCCTCGCCGGTGCCGATTGTGGCGATATTGGGTGCTGCGGGTAGCACGGAGCCATCGACCACGGTGATCGTCACATCAAGCGCCGATATCGCTGTTACAAGGGTGGTCTGGGGACTGTTGACCATCCCGTCATACATCGTTAATGTCATGAGTTTACACCCCTAGGAATTGATTATAATACAGGATCTCGCACATCGCCGCCGCCCCAATTGAGGAGGAGGAGGAGAATGAGAGGATGTTATCGCCCGGTTGGAGCCAGAAGAACTTCGAGCCACTTTCAAGGTACTTATTCCCACGTTCGTTTGTAGTTCCGTGGATGTACTCGACCGTATGCTGCCCCTGCCCGGTATTGATGCGCAGGTATTCTCCCGCGGGAAGCGTCATCACCGCTTTGATATATTCCCCCGTGGTGAGGTTGTCGATCCGGGGGTTCGTGATCTCTCCTGTGAATGTGATGACCACAGGGGTGGAGGAATCTCCGTCATTCGTAACCGTGATACTGCTTGAGGCCGTGCCGAAATTAATGGGGGTTGAGAATGGAAACGACAATCCCCCGGTGAAGCTTGCGACCGTCAGGACGTTCACAATCGGATCGATGAAGAATGGGTAGTATGCCCGGAGGTTTACATAGACTTCTTGATACCAAGACCCCCGAGAAGTACCCCCCGGTGTCTTGACCTCTCCACTTGGCTTGCACCAGATCGCCCGTTGCACCCCGCCATCAAGCGTGACCAGCATCAGACCGAGACCGTCCTTGGGCTGGAAGGCGTTCTTCACCGTCCTAATGGCTGTGAAGAGGTCCGCCCGGGAATCCGCAAAGAGCACGTAGGGAATTATCATCTCCCGCACGGCAAGTGTCGTCCCGTAATATCCCTCACCATCAGAGTAGGGGGCTTTCCTACTGGCATCCAGGGACTCCACGGTGCCGAGGTCCCACGTGTCAAGCAGGATCAGTTCGTCATCCGTATAGGTGGAGTCATCAAACACAATCCCCCGCCCGGACGTAAATTTGAAGTTCATCTCTCATCACACCAAGAAGGCCAACGGAGGGAGGATTCCCGCCGCGACTGCTTTAATCGTGTTCTGCATTTGGTCGGGGGTCTGCTGCACGGCCTGGACGTTCACAGTGACACCCGGTGTTGCCTGGACCCCGTATTTGGTGCCATGCAGTTGCGCGTACAGTTGTTTGCTCTTTGAGGTCACACTGCCCGTGGTGGCTGGGGTGGTTTCACCAATATGGCTACCCGTCTCGACATCTTTTGCGAGCTGCTTATATGCACCCGTCACATCTCCCACCTGCCCGAAGGATTGAGCTGCTAAGAAGGCATTATACGCCAGATTGATTGCATCTGCCATCTGCTTGAATCCCATGGCGGCAAGAACAGCAAAATCCGCCAGGCTTTTAAGGGTCGGTAGCATCTCCTCAAAGAGTGGGATCGCCTCCTGCATTATCGGGATGAGTTCAACCCCGACGTTCCGCCACATCGCCTCCCATTCGGCGTTCATCTTTGCCAGTTCCTTTGCATAGGCGTCCGCTTTCGCCTGCTCGTCCGGACCTAGGATGATGCCGAGTGTCTCAGCTTCCGCACCGAATTTAGCGATCCCATCGGAACCGAGATCAACCAGTTTTATAATCTCCTTCGTGTTGCGCCCGAACAGTTCCAGCGCCAGACCGGCGCGTTCCGTTGGATCTCTCACATTTTTCAGGGCGGAGATCATCTCCGGGAATAAACTATCCATCGATCTGAACTGCCCGTTTGCATCCCTCGCATCGATATTAAGTCGTTCGAGTGCTTTTGACACCTGGGATGTGGGGGAGTCAAGATCGCCCAAGTGTTTCTGGAAGAACATCACCGAGGTAGAAACGGCATCGAAACTAATGAGGTTCGTATCACAGGCGTATTTGAGCTCCTGGAGGTACTTGCTTGACAGTCCCGTGATGATCTGCAGGTCACTGATTTCATGCGCAAAATGGGCGGCAGCCGCAGCGGTTTCCCACATGGCGTAACCGACCGCTACGAGCGGTCCGATTATCTCGCCTGCAGCAAGAGCATACTTGCCGAATTCCTGCCCGCCCTCTAGGACACCGTCCCGGAGTTCTCGGAGTCCCATCGTGGCTTGCGCCGCGTCAAGGACAACGGTGATTTGGAGCATTTCAAGCGTCTGCGCTCCATAGATCCCCCCAAAGGATTCCAGTAGTCCCATCAGTGCACCCGTTTAATTGTCATTTTCTTGCCGAACATCCGATATATCCCCGGTCGGTCTGCGGTTTTCGGCTGTCTCTCATTCTCCTGAATTTGTTGCATTGCCTTTCCCCGTAGGATATCTGGTAACACCGACTTCCACGACAGGAAATCAATCCCCTCGTAATAATACATCAGGGCTTGCGGGAGTGTGAGTGTCCAGAGACAGTATTCAGGTGTTGCCCACCCATAGATCGCCCCGAGTCGTGTGATGATCAGCCCCGCAGATCTCACGAGTTTTTTGAACCATCCCCTTTTTGTGCATCTTGTCCCTCGTTTTTCAGGACTTCGGGGACCCGCAGGGATTTCAGTTGCTTGACCTGGTCCATCAGTTTCTTCAGGATATACATACTGACGGCATCGAGCTGGATATCCGGGACGTTATCTCGCACCCATACCTCATCGACTTCGGGGTGCTCCTTCAGGCAGGCCGCCACAAGGATCCTGACTTTCTCCTCCCGGGTGGGGATCTGCCGGTTCTCCGCCGTCATCCCCTCGTACATCTCGATCAGTTGGATCGTCACAGCCATCGGTAGCACGGAGACATCGAGTTCCTTGGTGTTATCGATCTCCCCGACTTTCGTACCGAATTTTATGGAGTCTTTTTCCGGGATGAAGAGGGAGAAATCATGGTAAACCATGAACCTCAAACTCCCTGTTCGTCGAAGATCTCCCCGAGTTGGTCGCCAACCGTCCGGCTGGTATCGAGTTGTGCCGTAATGGAGACCGGGACGGCATTGCAGACCGTTCCGTCGTCCTTCTTGTACTTGATCACGATTCCCGCGTCGATGAAGCACTTGTAGAGCGTGATCCGGAGTTTCTTGTCATCCTCATCGATATTCGTGAGCCGCACCACACCCTTCGTCATCTTGTGCTTGCCGCCCGTTGTGAGCGTTTTGCTCGCGTACGGGGTGTAGGTGTAATTGGCGTGCACGATCTGCCCATCAAGGATTGTAGACCCCGTTGCTGGGCGTGCTAGACATGTCCAGCCATCCTTATCAACCACAACGGTATAGTCAGAATTGAGCGTGTACGTGATGGCGTCCGTCACGTCCTTGACGGAGATTGATGCCACAATCGTACCGGCACCGTTTTTATGGGCGAGCCGGACAAGGTCGTTCTCCAAGGTCGAGAACGTGAATACCTCGCTGGTCACTGGCACCGGGGTTGTGGTGGTCGGGGTGTAGAGGTCGATGCCTCCCCGGAGCGTGTAGTATTTCGCAAGGTCTGGCTCGAGCCAGTCGAATGTGGCCTTCGCGCCCTGACCGGCAATACCGGTGACAATAGTACCGGCATTATCGGAGTCCACCGTGTACTGTTTCAGGATCTCCTGAAATACAACGTTCTCCGCCGCGCCGTAGTCGACAATCGATCCGAGGGTAGCGCCGTACTCGATTTTCGCCGAACCGAACCGGACGGCATCCTCGTTTTGGGGAGTTGTTTGGATTACCATGATTTTATCTCACCTCATGTTGTTCTGTACTGGGCGACGAAATCCACCGGGATATGAAAGAAGTTCGTATCCGTCTCGAAATCATCAACCATGTTCTTATAGCGAATCTCAATTACCCGGACGCCGTCATACATCCCGGACTTCTGATGCAGGGCGTTCTTCACGGCCTGCGCCACGGCCTTGACACCTAGCGCCCCTCCATAGGTACTCGCCCAGCAGGAGACCTGGATGCGGGGCGTCTCCACCTGCAGGGTTGAGTGCGGCATCGGAGAATCAACTCCGTGATAGGTCAGCGCCGGGAGTTGGGTGCCTTCCGGCAGCATCATCGGAAAGATCCGATCTCCCACGAGCGCGATAAGTGAGGAATCCGCCAGCATGATCGCCACGAACGCCCCCTCGATGCTGCCCATCAGACAAACCTCCCGAGTGCCGTTACCCGTCGGATGCTCGTCCGTAGGTCTGCCGCAATGGTATCCCGGACGGTGCCCTTTTCAGAATCGAATGCCGGACGCAGGTATGGGCGGGCGGGCATCGTCACACTCTTGACGGTATGCCATTCCCCATCTTCGGTCGTGAATACCAGGTATGGTTTGTTCTTCGCCTTGATCACTCCGCCGAACTCATGAATTTTGGCGCCCGGGTGGTTCACGGTGACCGCCACGACCACACGGGTTGAGGTTTTCTCGGCCGTCTTCGTCCCGATAGAATCACGGAAATGCCCGGTACGCACCCGCAACCCGCCCCGACCGGATACGTTCTCCTTGGCGGCTTTCTCGAATACAAAGGCTCCCTGGGTGGCGGCATGCTCGAGGTCGTTTGAAATCTCGGACTCGAGCCGGGAGAGTTTCGCAACCAGACTTTGGATTCCGTCAATTTTCACGTGCACGCCGTCGGTCATACCTACCTCCACAAGATGACTGTCACTGCCACGATAGAGATTGCCGTGCTGATAATGAAAGAGATGACAGCGGCGGTTTTTATTATGTTTTTTTCCGCACCGATCCGCTGGTTTTCCTTCGCATCGAGATCATTGAGGCGTTTTTCGTGTTCATCCATGCATTTATTCCCGGTTTTCAATTCTTTCAGGATGTTCTGGACGGTTGTCCGAGTCTCAATAATCGCAACAAGATGATCTTCCGTGAATTCAACTGCCATCAGGTCACCACCTCAAGGTCGGGTTCCCACTGATCCGGCACGCTCCCGAATGTGTACCGGGGGTTTGCCTTTAGGATTTTAAACGCCCCCGCGAGGCCCGTGACGGTCGAGACAATCTGATACGTACCCTCCGCGATGGTGACGGATCCGTCGAGTCTCACCCGCGGCAACGTGAAGATGTGTTCCCCACTGCTGGTGACGCGGGTGCTTCCCTTGGGGGAGTAGAACCTGCAGGGCACGGCCACCTGGTCATCCATCCAGTAGTATTCCGGCTGGTTGAATGAGTTCTTGAAGTCCGCCACGGCTGAGAGAGTGGCAGAGAAGGTCGTTGAAACGGCAATCGTTTCTCCGACCGTGAACGTCCCGGAAAGGTTTTTCACCACCAGATACCCCGTGAAGAGCTGGTCGATCACTGCGGTCTTATGAGAGGTTCCTCCCACAATGGTCTGCCCGACTACAGGGGTACCGGTTCCTCCGGTATAGGTGAACTTCTGCTTCACGTACCGGCGCTGGATCGTGCAGGTGTGGATAAGACCCGCGACCATCATCCCTCCGAGAAGAATATGGTATCATCCGACTGGTCAAGCTTAAAATCCTGAAGGACGGCATCACTCCGGGATACATCTTTTGCCTCCGCGACATCACTGACTTGGAAGTTCTCGATGATCTGCCGATACTGAATCGACCACGTGGTCTGGCCGGGATCCTGGGACGCGGAGAAGTCGCCCGTGGAGTAACTCTTGAGGCCGGCCTTCTCGTCTCCGCCCGCCCAGAGGTGGCAGATCATCAGGGCCTGGCACCACTCATAGAGGGTGGTACCGAGGCCGGGGTCGTCCTTATCGACAAGCGCCTTGGCGATCGTGCCGTATGCGGAGAGAGCTGTGGTTGCCTGCGCCGCCGTCATGTTCCGGTTCGCCGCGTTCACCAACGAGGAGTCGACCGCCATAATGCTCCCTCACGCGCCTTTCTTGACGATCACATACTTGGTCTTGCCGTTCTCAACGGTGGAGAATGCCGCGAGTAGTTTTGTATCATCTACGGTCTCGACCGCGGTGTGGAAGGTCGCATAGTCAAGGTAGATGTCGCAGAGTGCGTTTGTCATGTCAGAACCCCCATAGGAAATCCAGCCATCCTTTTTTCACCCAGATGTAATGACTGGATGATGGAGAGGTGTTCGTGCCATTTCCGTTGCCGATAATCAAACTGACCATCTTATACCCGCCGTAATTGCAGGTCATTGAGATATTCTTCGTTGTCACGTTTGTTGACAGGCAATCTCCATACCAGTCCCATGTCGAGACCGGTACCGGGCTGGTATCATTGCAGTACACGGTGAATGGTCGCGTGCCGTTCAGGTTTGTTGACCCGCTGGGTTGCGAACAGGTAAACGAAGGCGGAACAAGATACGTCACATTCTCATAGGCAACGACGGATGTGTTCGTTCCACTTGAATATTTGACAATCAAGTAAGGGGTGAAGTTCCCCGCTAGGGAGTATGTATACGCATATGGAGTCACCAACGATGTCCCGTTATACCAGATGGTATTGTTCCCAGTGCCTTGCAAGCTCAAATTGTATGCCGTGATACTCGCCGCAACAGTTGAGGTGTTGGTGAACAAGACCGTCTGCGAGACTTGCCCCAACAATCCTGTTCGATTAACCGTGAACGACGCATTGGGTAGTTCAGCTGCGAGCGCTGCCGGTATGAGAAACCCGACGAGGAGAACCAAGATCAGAACACTATTCATAAGTTTCATGATCCGCCTCCCTTAACTCGTCAGTCTTGCGTAGGTCAGAAGAACCTCGACCATCCGTGCGTTTGTCGTGAGGGTGTCACTGCCATCGGCAGCCTTCCGGTACAACTGAATGACCGTCCACTTGTCAGCGACCGGCGTTCCTGCCAACGTGATTGCACCTGTTGCAGCGGATACTTGAAGGTCTGCCGTTGCGACAAGGGTATCGGTAACTTCAACTGCAGATCCGAAGGCACTATCAAGAGCGACACTGTCGCCAATACAGACGCCTTGAATGCCCCAGATGGCGTCTCCCGCGCCAGATGCAGCGCCCCACTTCACCTTAGCGGTGATCGTCCCGCCGTCATAGTCATGCGGCATTGAGAACTGCCACTGGCAGTATTTTTGAGTGCTCGGATCGAAGTCAAGGTACTGATAATTGATTTTGTTCGTGCTGGTCTCTGCGGGCGATGCTTCGGTCGCGCCGAGAGTTGCCGTAGGGAGTGCACCACCAGCACCGAGCCGGATAGTTGCATATCCCCCCGGGAAACCCGCTGATAATGCCGCAAGCTCCGTTTCGATGAGTTTGAGTTCGTCGGCAAGTTTTCGAAGCAGTGAACCCACCTGTTCGCGGAGTTGCTTTGCTGTTTTCGCTGTATAAGCCATTTTGTAAACCTCCTGATTTTTTCGTACTGGAGTTAGTCCCTCGAAAAAGAGGGGTGATCAGAACCCGTTATCGTAGAGATACCCGTAGGCATCCTTGACGATAACGATTTCGTCAAACCAGAGCTGGATCACCGTATCATGGGTGTCATTCTCGAAGTACTGGTGCGTGTTGAGACCGAAGTTCGGTACTGATTTTGAGGTGACTTGTCCATTCACGACGGTATCATAGATGACGTTAGGGGTACTGAACTGGGAATCGTTGTTGTAGAACATCGCCGCTGCCGGGTGATAACGATCAAGTCCGAAGATATCCCCGTGCGTAATACCTGAGAACATCCCATGTAGGATGGGTTTGCCCTCAATCGGGATTACCATAGTATCTTGGAGTGGGGCATTGATCGCCGCATTCCGGTATTCCGGAATCTCTGATGCAATCAGATAGCCCTCCATCTCTCCGAAGTTGACGAGTTCCATGAATGCATCTGTGAGACGGTAGGGATACCCTTCGCGCTTGAAGGCATTCTTGAATACCTGTGCATCTCGAATTGGTGTTGCAGTAGCTGCACTCCATGCGGCTGTTGGTGCAATACCGGCATCTGTGCCGCCTGCCCGGAGTGTGGTATAGATCTGGCTGTTGAGATATTCAGCAAGCCAATACCCTGCGTTTTGGTAGCCGTCCATAATCATATCGCGACCCGCTGGGAGCTTGATGGCGTCCTTATCGAGCCGGATAGCGAGCCCTTCGGTCCTTGTGAGAGCTACCGTCTTGGTGATCTTACTGAACTGAACCTCCGGGAATTTGCTCGAAGGAGTCATCAGCCGTGGAGTCTGCTTCTTGGTATCAGCAGATCGACTGTCTTTCTTCGCATAAGGAACCGGTTGGCCTTGGGAATCCACGAATGGGATCAGTTCCAGAAACTTCAGATCGGGTTCCATGACTCGGAGGATTTCCGAGAGAATAACGGGTTGCTGAAGGAACCGGTCATTTATACCTGACATTTGTACCATGTTTCTTCCCTCCTTAAGCCTGGATTACTACGGTCCCAGCCGTGAATCCTACGAGAATGCTCACTGTGGCAGATGATGCCGGCACATAATGGAATGAGACGATGCCCGCCCCACCTGTGGACACATCAGCACAGGACAGTGATACAACCCCGCCGGTGAGGGCAACGGTCGCGGATGCATCGATCTCAAGAGTCGCGGCAACACCCGGCACAACAGCAGCAGTGGCGCCATTCACCATAACTGCCTTCGCTACGCCGGTAAGACCATACCATGCGACAGTTGCCACACGGTAATAGCCGCCCGCGAGCATGGTATCCCAATCGGTCTGGCTGGATGTCGGTTCGGCGTTCCACTTGGGCTCGGTAATGATCTGTCCGATGATTAGTGTGCCACTCGTGATCGCCTTTGCCACCGGATTGCCCTTGGTTGCATCGTAGGTGTTACCGTCGTCAACATCCATCACAACCCAGTCATCTTTTGCGAGTGGTGATACTGGGATTACACCGGAGTCATAATATCCGTCGGCTCCGTGGACCTTTGCGTAGTAAGTGAGATTGCCCTCCCGAAGGATTGCCGGAAGTGGAATCCCGCCACCCGTATATTGTGCAATAGTTGAAACTGCCATTTTTGATTACCTCTTTATCCTACCGGTTGATGCCCGGAGTTCGCGCACGGTTGCGAGCGTTTCCATTTCCTTGTCCTCCCCACCGGGACCTTGGGCGTGGGTGGTGCCCTCCGCACCGAGTGCCGGGGCTTTCTTCCACGATGCGACCTTGGCCGCGAATCCCAGGGGGTCATCCACGCTCATCTTCTGGAGTTTCGCCTTATCTGCGGGGTCTTTGACCTCCCCGGGCGGGATTACGGTTTTCTCCAAGTTCTGCCAATCGGCATCGAACTTGTCTTTCTGTGCCTTTACTTTCGCGTCCTCAACAACTTTGAGTGCCGCCTTTGCGTCCTCAAGTTCCTTGTTGAGTTTCACGACTTGATCCGTCAGTTCCTTGACCTTCGGATCTTCAATGGGTGGTTTGTCCATGTTGTTCTCCTTCTGTGTCTGATTTCCTGACTGTACAACGTATGCCGGATCAACCGGTACCGGCTGATCGAACGTAATCGTCCCATCACTCGCAACCGTATAAGGCGTCGAGTAATATTGCTCGGTATCCGGATTCTGCCATACGACTTGGTCCGGTAACGTCATCACAACATACACCCGTCGAGGTGTCCCATCGGGATACCGCAGTCCGACGGTATCTGACAAGGATTCGCGGATGTTTGCGATCTGATCTTCCATCGACTGATCGGATGGGATCACTTGCCCGCCGGTTAGGTTAACAGACTGCGTCTTTGCAGCTGCCTTGAATTTCGCCATGTGGGCATCGAGGTGCGCCTTAACCGCAGTCTGGTCGATTCCCTGCGTCTGTGTGAGCCGGGCGAGGGAATTGGCGACGCCGTTGTGGTTCACGTCACCGTTGACTTCATGATGTGGGAGACTCAATCCGGTGAAATTCCCTGATCCGTCATCCCAAGCGAACCGGGTCCGGATTTCAGGGAATTTCATTCCCCCAAAATCCGTAAGGGTGGGTTTCGACCACGTAGTCTTTGACGAGATCCCGTATCCTTTCGGATTCGGCGGGACCGATCCCGAGGCGGCGTTCATCTTCGGTTCTGCGGGTGGTGCGGGTTCCTCCCCCCCTGCTAGGATGTCCTCAAAGAATTTCTTGAAGGCATCCATCGCAGCCCTCAGTTTGCTCTCGTTCTTTGTGGAGATCACTTTTCCAATGTTTAGTTGTGCATTTTCATCTGTCACATTTTCCGTCTCCTGCTTGTTCAGAATTACCGACATCCGGTCAACCGGCTGGTCAACGGGCGTCTCCTCGAAATCCAATACGTGACTCGGTCTCACAACCCCATACAGGGACTCCCCATCATCGGGGCAGATGAAGGCCGAACTGTGCGAGAGTTTTCCCTCCTCGATGAGCTGCAGGGATTTTGGGAGGGCATCTAGGGAACGGTTCAGGGTACCCACGCTGATTTTACCCTCATCGTAGAGCCGGAATGCGGTGTCATCTGTGTAGTTCTTCCTCACCATGAGCCGCGCCCGTCCGACCGTCTCGAGTGCCGCATCACTGAGCTCGCCCGTAATCGCGCCATCAATACGGGTGAGTTCTGCTTCGGGGTCTTGATCGAACTTCAACGGATCGGCGTGAATCTTGCTGAAGATAATCGGGATGCTGTTCCAGTCATCTACGGTCGGCACGAACGGTCCTTTCCCGAAGAAGAGGTGCCCCACCTTCCGATCGAGACCCTGAAGGATTGCATCGTGCCCCTCCACTTTGTTCAACCGGCAGGTCGGGCAGTAGTGTACCTGTGTATACCCGGGTATGTCCTGTGAGAGATCCCAGAGGGTGCGTTGGAACCGGTCGTAGGGATCGGCTTGCATCTTCTGGGTCTTTACGGCAGCCGTTGCCGGCTCAAAAGAGATTACTTTGTGCTCGGGGTGCTTCTTCAGCCACGCCCTTGCCTCTTCCGCGGTGAACTTGGTCTTATCGAATCGAATGGCCTGGACCTCGGACTTCCCGGTGTCCGTGATGCCCCAGATAACGTCAATGCCCGTCCCGAACTTGTCTTTCCCGTACCGTTTCTTTGGGTACTTGTCCGGGTTGTTGATCCTTGCAGAGTGGTATCCGGGGTAAGGCATATAGATATATGGAGTTCTTTGGTTATTTAGCTGCAATCAGCGTCCGTTTCCATAATTTCATATACATCATATATGCCATATATGGATCATGCCTGCGAGAAAGGCGAGAATGGAGAAACAGATCTGGCTCATCATCCATGAGGGTGAAATTAGGGATGATATCTACACGCTTGAGGAGGCTGCAGACCACATGGCCGGGGAAGGTGATCGAGTAATTCCTTATACCATCAGGATTCAAAATTAGATTCGAGGCAAAGCATGGGTGATGATGACATTTCCAGTATCCGGCTGAGGGTGAAGACAAAAAAGCGGCTCGATGACGAACGTCACGGCCGCGAAAGTGATGACGATCTCATCAACCGGCTGCTGAATGAATTGCAGGAATACCGCCGGAGATGCGGGTGATATGGTTTCAAAAGGGACACTAAAATTGATTGCCATTGTGGTTGGGGCAGTTGCCCTGACATCTGTGATATGCTATGTGATCTTCGTGCTGATGCCGGATGAGACTGCCTGTGCCTTGGCAGGGCGGCATTACCTCTGCCAGAAACTATCAGAGGGTGTCTACCGGTGCGTCGTCCAGTAAAAAAAGGTTTAGAACCTCCCTCTTTTTTCTCGAATGATGAAGTTCAGTTGGTCACCCCATTCGAGGATTTTGTTCATTAATTCCGTCCATGCTTCCGGGTCGACCGGCGGGTTGTCGAGCATCCTGAAACAATCTGCTGCGAGCGCCGTTATTTTAAACCCGGTGTTGCGGATTTCCCTGATGTCTTCACGAATTATTTTCAGCGTTTTCTCATTGTAAGGGTCGATACTTCAACTTCTCTGGGGATATTGCCCTTTTCGGGATTTTACCAGCCCAGAGATACTACTTTGTCATCCTCGCCTTCTTCAGGATCGCGACCCGCGCAGTAGAATCGATCTCTTCCTTGGTCAGCCCTTTCTCTCGCGCCGTTCGTAGCAGGGTTGCCGGGACGTTCACCAGGAGTTGGACCTGGGCGCCCTCTTCCCGCTGTTTACGATAGATATAAGACCGCACGGTCATCCGAGCCCTGCGACCCCCGTTCTCTTTACGGAATTTCTTACCGAGATCGTGCGCTATCCGACCGGGGCCGTCTGCGAGATGTTTGTCGATATACGCCATCTCATTTTTAGAGAGGGGGCAACCTGAGGTCAATCTCCCTCTCCGACTATTGGGGTTTCTTCAATGTAGATCGTCCAGCATCCCCGGCAGTTTGGATGGGCCTGAGCGTCAATCTCCGCGGCCTCCTCTGGCGTGCATACCAGTCCGTCGATCGCGGCGCACCCGTAGTAGGTCTCGCCGCCCACGCTGAACTCCCAGTCTTCGCAGGTTTTCTCATCAATCGCTTCGAGCCGCTGGAACTTCTCAATCCCGAACTGACCGTATCGTTCCCGCGTGGCCTCGTTGACTGCCCGCATGGTCTCGGTGCGGACGAGCGTAGATGCCCGGGTGAGCCCGATATCATCCACTGCGGCCAGCATATCCTGGGTGACTTCCTTGAACGTCCGGCCCGCCAGTACGCCATCTGATAGTGTGCGAGTCATCTCTTTTGACATAGCGTCCGTGATACCCTTCAGTTCGGAGAGGTCTCTGGCTTGCAGGATCTCCATCGTGCGCACATCAGCAGGCAGTTCGGTGATGGGAATATCCTTGCCCACCCGGCGCCCCCACAGGACCGCGAACTGGATCCCGTGCCGGTATGCCTCCGTGACGGTTTCCGTGATGATTCTCTCACCCGGGGTCAGGATGGTGTCCGTTATGGAAGCGCCAAGATCGATCCGGAACGCATCCAAGTTGATAGCCGGAAGATCACCTACCTTCTGGGTCTGGGGTTTTCCCACAAGATCCGGGATCTTCTTTTTCAGGTTCTGGAAGAGCCGGTGTAGTCGCACCTCAAACCGGTCTTCGATGTGAAGGGATTGTGAAGGGTCCTTGGCGATTTCCGGCGAGACTTTGGCTGCCGCCATTATGTGAGCTCCCAGCGGTTTATGATATACGCGAACATGGCATCCGTGACACCCGCAATCGCGCAGGGTTTACATTTATCCCGGCACAGGCGGATCCCTTGGTGGGCCCGCTCGAGGCAGACCCGTTCACTGAGGTATGAGAAGACCATGTTTCCCACGAGGGCTTGGATATACATCTCATGGCACGCGCACGGAGGGCCGCCCCCCTCGGGGTCGGGGCACTCGTAGCCGCGCCACTTGTCGATGGTTGCCTTGCACTCACGGAACATCTCGGGCAGGTAGAGGGTGATGGATTCCTGGCCCTTGTAGCGCTTCCAGCATGCGGCATGACGGCATCGTGATAGCGATACGTGGAGATCGATCTCATTCATAGATTGAAAATCACTGAAAGTTTCCCGTGTGCCACAGATGGTGTATCCTCAACCGTACCGGAGAATTCATAGATGAACTCGCCCTCCTTGCTCGTGACGTAATCGTAATAATACACCCCGGTGCTGGGGTGCTGAATCCCCTCTGTGATCGTTTCCAGCGGGGGGTCTCGAAGTCCGTAAATCTTGAGGGTGGGACCTGCCGTTACATCGGTCAATACCTTTGCGAAGTTATAGAAACTCACTTTTAGCCTGACGGTGTTTCCTAGTAATACGCTCGTTTCTTCTGTCATTTCACGTAATCGCCTCCACGTTAGTTATTCTTGTTTGCGCCTCGACATCTGGGGATGGGAGCAGATCTGTCTCAACGGTTGTAACCCGTTCCAGAGCTGATGCGATGGATGAGACGTATTGGTACTTCCGGGGCACCCCTACGAGATTGCTTCCTCCTGCGAGATTGCCAGCACCCCGAAGTGTGCATCTGGGCGTTCCTCTCAATATTGAAACGGCATGAATATCACCCGTCACCCGATATGACTGCCGGGGGATCCCCGAAAGGATAATACTCGCATCGATTGATCCAGACGATCTGCAGATGAGTTTTCCCAGACCTGTAACGGTTGATACTGCATCGATGTTCCCGGCGACTCTTGCGATTCTTTTCGCTAATCCGGTTAGACTACTTTGTGCAGAGATCACCCCGATACCTTTCATAGTCAGGCGTGGAACTGCGGATAGGATCACTTGGGCAGGGAGATTGCCAGCGGCATAAATCAGTCCGCCGCTGCTAATAACCGTCGGAATACCCGAAAGGGCTGATGTTGCGCCGATACTCCCTTGAGACCTACAAGTCATCTTCGCTAATCCGGTGAGACCGCTTTGTGCAGGGAGTGTTCCGGCGCCTTTCGTGGTCAGACGCGGCACACCGGCAAGAACTACGGTTGCGGGAACTACCCCGGCACCCTTAGTAGTTACGCGGGCAGTCCCAGAGAGTCCCGATGTAGCAGCAATGACACCCGACGCATATTGGATGCCCGGTGCTTCCCAGAACTCCTTCGCGAGATCTGAGAATATGAGATCCGCTGACCGAAGTCTGCTACTCGGGCACCGTCGCCAGATGTTCTTCATTACTTATCCCATTTTTATATCAAGGGCAATTTCGGGAAGTCCTACCGCCACTGCGTCCGCATAGAGGACGGTATAGAGTGCCGAGTCCTCAAAGACTTGCGGGAATCCTGTCTTTAGTAGGTCGTGCACATCTCCACCATTGGCAACGATCACTCTGCCAGACCATAAGAAGCGAAGCACCATGACGTTGAATGTTCCAGCAGAGGCAGTTATGCATCGTACTCGGGTAATTTGCTGGAGTCCGTTGTCGCCTGCTGCTAGAGGGACGCGAGCCATCCGGTTGAGCGGGAGTGCTAATGGAGCTGCTTGTGAACCGGTATCACCGGCAGCTCCATCTTGGTCAAGATAATTAATCTGGAATGCCGGAACTAGCGTGAATGCAGTTACCGCTTCAACCCATAACTCAAGACCTGTGTAATCCGTCCCGCCCGGAACTCTTGATGAGTAACTCGGTTGAGATGCGAGGGTCGTGTCGGCATTGTAAGCATACGCACCCGCCACGAATAATCTGTCATAGATATCAAAGCAGCAGGCAACACTGCTTCCGAAATCCACTTTATTAAGATATCCAATCTTGCCTCCGAACGATGTGATCTTTGGATATCCCGTAGTCGCAACCGTTGGCACAAGCCCATTCGCGGTGTTCCCGACATTGAGAGTGCCCGCCGGGGGTTCTCCCGCAACGTCAAAGACCGTATAGGGCATCGCCGCCACCAGGGTTTTCGTGCCGGTTTTCAGCCAAGAAACTTTCTGTCTCGATGCTGCAAACCAATTATCAAGCGATACAATCGCCATATCCGATCAGTCCAGTGTCCAGGTCAGGTCGCCGATGTTGAACTTGAGCGTGTCGCCCACTCCGATGGTCTTCTGAACCGTGAGATCCCCGTACCCGAGCGTGTTGGTATTCCCGCTCGCGGCGTCTGACCAGAAGAACTTCGTCACCGCTGCTCCCCATGCGACTGTTGCCTCGGGGAACGTGACTGCCGTACCGTTTGCCTTCGCACCTCCGCTGGCGGCTGGGAAGTTCGTTGCATTGTTCGTAACCGCTACCCGGGCGTAATTGCCTGCTGACGGTTCGCCCGTGATCACTCCCGCTTCTGTGATTCCAGTACAGACGCCCAGATAGAGCGTCGCCGGCACGGTGTTTCCAGCCTTGCCGAACCAGTCATCCAGAATCTTTGCCTCAAGATAGTCACAATAACTCATGTTTTTTGCCTCCTGTTTTCTTCATCGTGGATCATCATCCGAATCATTTCCATAATCCTCATGTTTTCCCTGCATCTCCCTCTTCGATTTGGAGTGCAACCTGCATTGTTTTCCGGTACTCCTTCCGGGAGACTCCCACGTAGGGGTCGAGGGGATTGGATTTGACCGATTCCGTGGCGATCATGGCCTTCTGCATCTGCGGTGTGAAGGGCGCGGGGGCGGCTTTCGCGTACTGCTCCTGAATCAGGAGTGCACCCGCATCGTCAAGCTCTGCGATCTCAACACCCGCATGCTTGGCAGCCGTTCTCAAGAGCTGGTGTTTTGTCTTTGTATCGAGGGCTTGGTCGCGCTGCCCCGCGTCTGCAATCTTGAGGAGCAGCTCGGACATATCCTCTTCGGGTTCGGGAATGTCAACGAGAATCCGGTACCCTTTCTCCTTGTAGTTATTATAGACCAACCATGGATCAAGGAGGTCGGCGACATCCCATTCGAGCCACTGGTGAACGCCTCTGATATATTTCACTAAAAGTTTGAACTCCTGAGTGTTTGACCCCCCGATGAGGGTGCCGCCTTCCTTGGAGACAAGGCCCGCCGGGGAGAAGAACCGCCGGAACTGCATCCCGAGTTCGGTGATCGTTTCGAGTGCGGAACCCGTACCGGCGTCCACGCCGAGGTCAACGATTTCCATGTTCTGTCTGATCTGATAGCGGTTTGTGGCGCCCTCGTTCTTGAGGAACTTCTCCGCGTACTTGAGGTCGTCTCCCTGTGGATCGATGACCTTGATGGTCTTCAGTCCCCCACTGCCCCAGATGTTGACCTTCTGCATCTGCCGTTGCCAGCTGTAATTGACCATCTTCACGAACGGGAATATCGGGATGATGAAGGATTCGCCACCGAGTTCTCCCGTCATGGGGTCAGTTGTGAGATGCACGTTATTGAGCCGGACGATCTTGCCGTCGTTCTGGGTCTGCCAATATTCGGTCTCGTTTGTTTTGGAGTTGATTCTGATGCCAGGCAGGATCTGATTATATACGTAGGCTATGGAGTTCCCCGCGTTCCTGAAGCTCTCGGGAGGCAGACGGTTCAATCTCAATAATCGAAACTCTGCACCCGGGATAAGTTTTCCTTCATTATCCAGAGTACCATAATCCCAATAGGGATTGCGAGGCCCGCACCCGAATTCCATGGCGTCCCGCCACGCCTTCTGCTGGGAGATGTCAAGGCGGACGTCCTTGGTGGAGCACATGTCCTGCAGGGAGGATGTGAGATCCCCGTCGATGTCCTTGCTTTTGGGTTTCTGCACCGAAAGCGAGAGGGGATCTTGGAAAATGAGTGATTGTTGCTCCCCGAGTCCCTCCTTGATGTATTTGTTTTTCTTGATCTTCAGAATCTCCGCGACGTTGATTTTCGGGGCTTTGAAGACCTGCCCCGTGACGGTGACGTAGTAAACGCCCTCTTCAGTTAAATCAGATTTTTTCCTTGTTGCCATAATTCCTCCTTGTTCCTCTCATCCGAACAGATCGCCCAGTTCATCATCTGCATTACTAGAGAATCCAAAATTATCTTCCTCGGTCGCTGCCGCGACGGCCTGTTCCACGGTCGGTTCGTTGGTGGGATCCCTAAACCCCCTAGCCAGCTCATTAAAGGCCCCCGCGAAGACATCCACAATATCGTCATGCTTGCCGTCCGGGAAAGCCTCCAGCTCCGCAAAGAAGATGTCGTTCCATGGCGCGAACCTGATCTTGATCAGATGATTGAACGCCGCCCGGGATGCCGGCACGGCCCGTGCCTCCTTCGAGCCGGAGGAGGGAATACCGAGATAATCAGATCCCCGGAATTGATCACGCGCCGCAAAGAAGATCACGGTCTTGCCGCTTGCCCCCGGTTCCTGTTCCTCCCTTATCTTGACACCGGGACCGTCCTGCATCTTAATCCGTTCCCTGGCTGCTGCCACCTCGCCGGGATTATCGCGGGTGCGGTATAGATCCATGACATAATAGATGCGGTCCGCCCGGCACATTTTCAACCCTGCAGTCCAGTCGGGATCGTGTCCCCTGCGTTTCGGGCGGGTGGCGGCCATATCCCAGAACCGCACGATATTTGTGGATTTTGGAACTTGATCCACAATATCGAACCATTCGCGCTTGAACACCGTGCCGGCCTGCGGTTTTATCTTCCAGTTCCCCCGTAGGAGCCGTTCCTGCTCGACATACGAGAGAGCCTGGAGATTGGCTCGGTATTCGGGATTGATGCGCTCCAGGATGGGATTATCGGACAGGTTCGCGGGGATGAACGTTACACTCTTGGGCTGCCGCTCCGGGAACCTCCTAGTGAGTTCGTCCGAGGAATCCCCCCAGACGATGGTGTTGCCGTCCCGGACGAAATATCGGATTACCCCGGACCTTTCCTCAATGGGATATCCGGTCTGCGGATCAATCCACCATTCAATGAACTTCGCGAGCCATGAGTCCGCGTCCGGGTTGGCGGTCGCCCTCACGCACGGCCGGATCCCGCAGGTCGAACGGTTCCGGGAGAGCATATAGAAGAACTGGTACTCCGTGAACCCTTCGAGCTGGTCGAACCCGATGTAGCAGATCTGCGCGCCGTCGTAGGCCTGGCAGGTCTTCTCGTACTGCAGGTGGTCGAAATGGATCTTGTTGTTGAAGGGGGGGAAGGCCCAGTCAATCCGGGGGGATTCCCGCACCACTCCACCTTGCGAGAGGTAGATGTCCCGGCTTTCATCCAGTAACCCGCCTTCATTGGTGATCTGCGGTGTTTCCCTGCGGAAGATAACCGCCCCGAACTCCTTTACCTCTTTGATGTGCCTGAGTGGGTCTAGGAGGAGACCGTAGGTCTTCCCGCCGCCGGCGCTCCCGCCGTATATAACGATATCCGCAGGTGAAGATAGAAACTCGGTCTGCTTGCCGGCCTGCGGTTTAATGATTCTTTTTGATATCTCGGTCATTGCTGGGAAGGATTATAATTGTTTTTTCGAGGGGCGTTCCGTCTTTGCCGGTAATCTCTTGAAGTGTTTTATCCCGCCACTCTGCAGGTAGCCGGTTCTTGAGCCAGAAGATCTGAGCGGTCACATCAGGGACAACTTCCTTTTCCGTAACCTCTTTTCGGATGGTGCCATCTGGCAACTGAATGACCTTTTTTTCCGTATATTTGTACCCGATTGCCCGCTGGAACAGGGACTTCTCAACCTTCGCGTCCGCCGGTGCTTTGCCTTCCTTTAAGGCTTCGGAAAATTCGGGGTATTGATTAATCCATACTTGGATAGTGTCAAGACTCACCCCGATGGCTTGTGCGATCTGGAGATTGGTTTTTCCCTTCCGGGCGAGTGATCGAGCGGTTTCCGGGTGAATGTCGGGATTATAGGGTGAGGGACGACCTATCTTCTTCTTCTTTTCAGGCGGTAATTTCTTGGTCGTAATTATCCCTCTTTAAGCAGTACCGGCTCTTTCTTTGCGGTCTTTCCGGTGAACAGTTCCCAGCGGTCGATCATACCCTGGCAGTAGTGGGGATCAAGGTCTCCGGTATAACAGATCCGGCCGGTTTCCTCGCATGCCATAAGCGTCGCCCCGAGACCCCCGAATGGGTCCAGGACCAAGTTACCCTTGACAGAAGAATTCTGCACGGCCCGTGCAACCAAGGCGATCGGCTTCATGGTCGGGTGCTCAGCACTCCGTGTCGGTTTCGAGATCTCCCAGACCGTGTCCTTGTCACGACCTCCGAACCAACGGTGGGCCTTCCCCCCCTTCCATCCGTAGAGGATTGGTTCATGACCTTTGCAGCCCTGTAGGATTGGCTCGTGGCGCCAGTGGTAGTCCTGCCGGCAGAGCATACAGTCCGATACCTCCGGACGGTGCCCGCAAGATGTTTCTTTTTCAACCGGATCGGTGGTCTTCATGGACTACACCTCCGGTGGTGTTCCTTTCACGCACCCATCTGATTCCAGTTCGCGGCTGGTACGGGTGTGGATCCCTGGATAACGGCCGTTCGCAGTCCGGGCAGTCTCCATCATTTTCCTGACAGTTCTGGCAGACCATCTCAATCACCGATGTATTCCCCGCAGCGCTCACAAAAACTATCCAGTGCCGGGATCGTGTCTGACGGCTTGTACCGTTTGTGCCCGAAATTCCGGCAGATCCATTCTTTCAGGCGCTGAAGTTTGCTTTTCATAAATAGCAGAGACCGGATTCGAACCGGTGAGTCTTGCGACACCGACTTATGGGGCCGGCGGGATTGTCCTGGCTTCCCTACCCTGCTGCTGTAGGAGTTGAGAACCCGGCAGGGTTCCCGACTGCCGGGCACTTATACGAGACATGCGATAGCATTTTACCCCCGCAGAAAGTGGGAAAAGGCGTGTGAGACCGAAAACCCACTTCTGACAGGGAAATGCCCCGGCGATGGTATCGCTCCATCACACCTTTTTCCGGTCCTGATGAGGCGGGGCAGGATGGTCATATTACACTGGCAGTACCGAGACAACTTTCATCACGATATTTAACATAGTCCCGGCGGCTTCCGGGCCTTTTGTGACTGCACCGACTAGGATAAAGGCATAGAGTAAAATATCCTCTGGTAAATCTGACGCAACCTCGTAGTAATGATAGTGGTTTTTTAATGCCAGTTTAATGAAGTCCGGTTCGTCGAGTTTATCGATTTCAGAGTATTTTATGTGGGTGCGTTTCCAAAATTTCCAGCCGTCTTTAAGTCCATAAAAAATGGCATGCCATTCTTCTGGATCTAATTGATACCACTTCTGCCCGGCATTGAAAAAAAAGAGGACCATACCGATCACGGGACCATGACAACGAGTCGGCTCGTACGGGATTCCGCGACACTCTGGAGCTCCATGAAAGCCTTATAGTTGTCAATCCAGTGCCAGATACTATACCGGGGCCGGAGCTTGATGACGACATCCAGGGTGTGCTGGCCGAGTTTCATCTGATTCTCATATTTCGGCAGCCCACGCATCCGGTACGAGCTGTACCCGGCGCCCTGGACGTTCTTGAGGTCCGTCTGGTTCACGACGATTGACTTGTCAAAGACCAGCGCGATCGAGATGTTGGCCGAATATGCCAGTTTCGTCACATCGTACTCGACGGTAAAGTTGATCTTCTCCTTATCGGCGCCGCCGAACTCGATCAGTTCCTTCCTGGAGAATGTAAGGGTCTCCATATCTTCGGGGTCGGTGAGGCTGTTCACGCCGCCGGCCCAGACCTGTGTTACTTTCGCATAGGGTTCTACCATAAGTGTGCACACTCCCGCTTTTTTCCAGCGGGTTATGAGAAAAGAATAGAGATGGGGATGATATACCAATTAGGAGAGTGTGGAAAGGCGGGAAAAGGGAGATAGTGCGGAAAAGAGGGGGAAGGATTACATCGGTGTTTTCTTTCCGAATAGATCAATCAAATGGGTTCTTTTCTTAAATTCGCAGATTTTTCCTTTGAGTGGAAAATCATGACCGGCAAAACAAACAGCTTGTGGTGGAAACGAATCGTTGCCATCATGAACTGCACCAATATGATCACAATCTCTACAATATTCTGGCGGCTGAAGAAACGGAGATTTTATCTGTGTCATTTCACACCCTCTCATCTAAACCATATGTCGTGAGGTAAAGATTGTTTCCATTGGGGCCAATCCTCATTAATTTACCATCTACCATGCGAATTGTTATTGATTTAAAGAACGCAGGGCTATGTGGTGCAAGTCCTGTACCGGGGCAAATCTCGAATTTTTCAATCGTTGATCCGATGAGATTTTCAGTACCATGGGTTCCGGCAGGTCTCTCTTTTTTTTGAGGGGGTAATTCAATTTCCATTGTGAATTTGGTAATTTTTGCCCCAAGTAAGATTATATCGTCATTCATCATTCACACCTTCGCTTTCTGATCCTCTTTTTCCACCCAATCAGTTACCCATTTGCCTTTTTCAAAATGACCGCAGTTATCCATATAGTCTATGAGGGTATCATGAAATTCATTCATAGTAACGGTAACCGACTGAAATGCATCAAACAGAGGTATAATTGCTGACTCATTGTCAATAACTCCGAAAGTATTGAATCCATCTGAAGGTTGGAATGTTGCTGGAAGGGCTTTTTCCTCAATAACCCGAACCTCGAAGTATTCCCCAACTGTCATATTGAGATATACCCCCTCTTTGAAATATCCCCCGACAATTTTTTCAGGGTTATATAGCTTTAACCCTAACCTTATCTGATTTCTCACCTCTTTGGGAAGACATCTTTTACTTTTACTTAGGAATTGCATCTCACACCTTCACCTTTTTCTTTTTCCCTACCGGTTCTTTTAGTTTTCCCTCGTCTATCAGCATCTGGAGACAGTTCGAACAAGTGCCGGGCATATCCGGCGTCCAATTCGGGAGTCCGTAGAATAACCAACCGTGCTGATTCCGGTGTTTTCCCGGGCATATTTTCCGGTTATCCTCGAAGAAATGGACGTGCTGGAAATCGGTTTTTGTGCGTCCCCAAGTACCGGGTTCTTTGCTCAATTCCCACCTCCGGGCAGGGCGAGGAGATCCGCTGTGCCTGCCGAGAGCTCCGGACCGTGCTTCGCCACATAGTCCGCAAGGGTGCACTGAGATCCATCTGGGAGTGTGACGACCCGGAAGGCCAGCATGGCTTCCTTGAAGTCCAGGTATCCGATCTCGACATCGATGAGGAGCGCCTTCAGCTTGTGGAAGATCACCCGCCCGGAAATGTCCATGCGAAGTGTGGTGCCCCGTAAGTTCCGGATGTAGATGACGGGGAATTCGATAAGGAAGCGCTCTCCCCGGACGATGAATGCCAGCGAGTGCACGGTGAAGGAACCGTGCTTGGCGTCCGTGACCTGTTTCTGGGCGATTGCGATCTGGTCGCACTGGTACTTCTGCAGGAGCATCTGGATCTGCCCCAGTGAGGTCTGGAAGTTGACGTGCTCCTCCAAGTAGGGAAAATACTTTTTCCCCCGGACATCGATGGTGACGATCTTATGCACGGTTCATCACGACCTCTCCTCCTCCAATTTTTTGATTTTTCTCTGTAACGCCTCGATAAGAGTTGGAGCTAGTGATATCCCATATTCACGTGCTTGTTCTCTTAAGGTCTCGGGGAGTTCAATCCCGGTGCGAACGTAAATTTCATTACCTCGGCTTATTCGTGCCATCTATTTCACCTCTTTGAAACAGCATCCTCTTCTAAAGAGCAGGGTCTCCATATAGGCGCAGGATTGCTGGAATATCGCGCAGCGTGCCGATCCCTCGATATGGGTGCATCCCTCGCATTTTAGTACATCGTCATCCATCCGGTATCACCTCGAAATCGTCGCAGACCTGCGAAGCATAAGTCTCTTTCATAAATTTCCTGCAATTCGGGGTTAATAGCCATTCTGAGCGAGCGCAGATCCCGCAACAGTTGACTTCATGCAGATTCGGCGGCTCGGTCATGACCACAACCTCCGGTATTGTTCCTGTAATTGCTCCGGTAAGAGCGGGATAATATTTGCCCATCCACCAACCCGCGAACCGTCAGCAAACACCACATAAGGAGGTTCTATACCATGCCCACAGCATGCCGCCACGATTTGATCGTCTTGCAGGAACCCGATACAGGGATCATATCCTTCTTCCATCTGATGTTTTCCACATTTGGGGCAGGGGTGCGGTGCAATGCCCTCAACCGATTCTTTCGTGTCAGCGTAGACCCAGATCGTTTTTCTGCCAAAGTGGGTTCCAGTTACAGCCATCACGTCCACCCCCGGACGTCCGGCATGTGCTTCACAAGATCAATGAGCTTTCGGGCTTCACAGGCGACGTTCCGGTATAGGTACCGGCGCATCTCGGCGAGCATTTGAAAGCAATGCGAGCAACCATTACACCAGATACCGATATCGAGTTCGTGGGGGCAATCGCAAAAGGGGATCATTTCAATCCGCCCCCCTCCTCGATCTGTTTTATCTGCCGTTCCAAGTCTCCCCAAACGGTTGCTTTGACCTGTTCAGCATCCTTTACGAGCTTTAAAAAATCAACGGCCAAACACATGATCCCTGCATCATACGCATCTTCACAGATTGTCACTCCGGCGCCACCTTACCCTTTTTCTTCTTTGCCTCTTTCTTTGCGGCTTCGAGGATCTTTTCGGGCGGGATTCCCGTTCGTCTGGACATTTCCATGGTCTTGTTTGCGAGCTTCATTTGCTCAAGATTGGTTTCAATTGGCGGGCGATCTCCGAATGTTACTGTGATTTTTGAATCGTCATTCGGGGTTGGCGAGACCGTGAACTGATCCAGCGTCTTGTGCACCGGTGCCGATACATCAAAGGTGAGACTCATGCTGTACCGGGCGAGCACCACATCGCAGGGCGGGATATGGAACTCATCCGAGATTGCCGCCCGCACTTTCTCCGTGAGCGTGTTGATATCGGTTTCAAGAACCCCGGATCCGCCTTCACAGATCCCCAGCGGTTTGCATTCGACTACATACTCATCATCCCCGGCCTTCACATCCGGGTCGTATTTAACCGTCCCTTTCGTTTCCAGTGACATTTCCCTCACTCCTGCTCGATTCTCGGAGCTACCAAAAACTCCAGCGCGATCTGGTCGACCGTGCACTCAAGTCTGACCGGGTGATTGGTGTTCATGCTCACGGTGACCTGCTCGGCGTCCCTGATGACCCGACTGATCTCCCGCAGATAATCGGTCGAGAACAACGATATCATGGGTTCCTTGAGGGACTTGACCGTCTCACCTTCGAGCTCCTTGACCAGCAGATCGGTGTCGCCCTCCGTGGTCATCGTGAGAGTCTTACCCTGCAGGGAGAACCGGATCTTGTCGCCGATCCTGCTCATGGCAACGATACTCTCCTGCAGTTCCTTCGCGTCGACCGTGACGACCGCGGGCAGGGAAATGCTCGGGGGAGTCGGGTCCTTCCGGATGGTGTTGATGTCCAGGAGCGCGTTGCTGTACCGGGTCTTCCCATCGGTGATCTGGAGTTTGCCGTGTTTGTCCTGGTCGATTGTCACGAGACCGGCTTTCATCAGGCCGGCAGCGATCTTGAGTTTCGGCAGGTCGATCCCGAGGATTGTGGATTCTTCCTGGTAGGTCTCGAATGCCGCAGCGGGCAGCTTGGCGCTGATCAGTGCGACGTTCGCGGCATCCACCGCATGGACCTCGATACCGGTGCTCTTCAACCATACCCTGCATTCCGGTGCGATCGCGAGGACCGCCTCGCAAAATGTCAAAAATCTCGTTCTCTCAATTCTCATCATCGGTTAATCATCTCCTTTTCTCTCGTTCGCATTATCACCCTCATCGAACGAGAAGAGCGTGATTGGTTCCTGCTGCAGCTCCCGGACCGCGATCGCATGAGTCTCGGGGTCGATCTCGCACCCGATCCACTGCAGGCCGAGCAGCTTGGCGGCTTTGAGTGAGGTTCCGGTGCCGGCATAGGGATCATACAATACCTGCCCTGGCTCCATGAACCGGGAGATTATCCCGAGAACGTCATGGATCGACTGCTGGAACGGATGGTACGCTTTCTGCCGTTTGCCCCGAACGACATCTGCAAAGCACCTCGACGGGGATTTGAACGGCGGCTTCTGGTACACCAGGATGGGTTTATGCAGACAGATAGCGTTGTGCTTGTGGTCCTTCGCGGTCGATTGTGAGAGGTTGAGTGATGGGATGATCCAGAAGAAATCGAGTGCACATCCTTTGGTCGGGCACATGATTTGGAACGATGACCCGTATGCCAGGATCTCCATGATGTCGAGTAGGTGGGCCTGCGGGGCGTAGGTGAACAGGAACCCACTAGGTTTCAGGACCTTGCCGGCAATTCTGTTGAGTGCGGCGTATGCTCTCTCCCATTGCTCCACTTCGTTGATTACCGGCTCCTTTCCATAGGATGGATCCGTGAAAATCACGTCGATGGATTTAGGCGCCATGCGTTTTGTGAGTGCCTCGTTGTCTTCGAAGTAGAGAGTATTCAGGGCCGGGGGTTCCGGTTTATCCTTATGTAGTTTTTCCGGAGAGGGATCTTTCCCCTCGTCAAGCAATGACACTGCTTTCTGATATGCTGCAGAAGCAAGTTCTTCTGTCGCGAAATTCCCAAGGAAAATGGCCTTATCTCCTTCCCATATCCGAGCCTGCCATTTGTTGATTTTACGATCTGCTTTTAGAGTGACACCAGGGTATGAACTGGCTTTCTGACCGTGTCGATTCTGCGAGTTCTGACGGGTGGTTACTATCCGCAGATTTTTCTTTCGATTATCGAGGCCGTTTCCATTGATATGGTCGATCTCCATTCCCACGGGGGCATTCATTATCATGCGATGCATTTGGACTTGGGAACCGTTCAGATCTTTCCGTACTGCATAATAAACAGAGGAATTTGGATGTCTCATCTTTGCTGACCATTTAAATTGACTGAGCCGGTTATAATCTTCGGCGTCAACCAAGGCGGTCATTCCCTGAGATAATGGAATTATACTGTCATTTTGTGCCGGTTTCTCGCTCCTCGAGACTGGGATCCCTGATACTTTTGTGTCAGTCCCTGCAAGTGTCTTCGCGGGGATCCTCCAGAGCGGGCACTCCTTCAGGTCCGCGAATGGGACCCGGATCAACGGGCAGACCGGTTTATCTCCGATATCGCACCGCTGGATGCCGTCCGGACAACTATTACCGCTACAAGCATGACCGGACTCAAATGCATCACGTGAAACTTTCTGGCATCGCTCGATGGCTCCTTTGATCTGGAGGATCTGGCTCTCCTGGAACTTGTTACCCAGGACGTTGCAGGGGCATACTCCACACTCACCGAGGGGTTTACCAATGAGGACACAGGTGCCGATCTTGGCGGGGATCTTGCTGCTTTCCGGCTTCCCTTTTTCAAAGACGAACTTCTCCCCATCGACAAAGATCTTGTATGGGCATTCCTTCGGGCAGTTCCTGACTCCAGGCCGCTGGGCGGTGTAGGGGCTGTTGTTGAGTTGCCCGCTGACCTGCCTGAGGAAATGCTCTGCATCCATCTCTTTTATGCAGCAATGCATAGCGCCCGGCATGCCATGGGTGATCTGGCATTGTTGCGGGGAGTCGGGCCATTTCGGATCTTTCTGGAGGTCCGGGCATTTCCTTTCACGACAAACCGCAACGCCGAACTTTTTTTCCTGGGGGGCGCTACTACTGCAGGAGGTCATGGGTTTGCCTCCGGGTCGAAACATGTGGCCTCAGGGAAATTTGCCCGAATGATCTTAAGTCCCAATAGGACGTGCCGGATCGAGTTCCGCTGCTTTGTTCGTTCCTTGGCCTCCTGCGCTCGCATTTCGAGGAGTTCTTTAATCGTGCCTTTCATGGTTTTCCCTCCTTTTTTCTTGATTCAAACGCCCGGCACCCATCCGGTGCTTTCCTCGGAGAATACGGGCATACAATCTTCTCCCTGCACCGCTGCTGGCCGAGGTTCTTACTACACGGATGCCGTCGCTTGTAGGTGCTTTTGTATGTCCGACCGTTCCGGTCTTTTTGTGTGCGCACCGTCCCCCGGCACCACTGGCATTTCTCGCTCGTCCGGCGGATGTAGTGCTTCCAGCATGCGGGACAGATCACGAGACCGCGCCGGTACATCCGGTGGCATGCTCCGCAGCAGGGCGTCATGTTGTGCGGGTCGTAGTATGCCTCTTTGGTCAGGTACATCCAGTCCTCATCGTGATGTGCGAGCGTGGCCGGGCGCTGCCCGCAATAAGTACAAACCCGTCCCTCAATGGCTTTCGCGGTGATTACTTGGTAGACCGGATCCGCCCACCACTCCATGAGTTGCTGCTTGTGGTTGGCTGCCGCGATTGCCTGCGGACAGGTGGTGGAAATTGCTGCTAGAGTCACGGCTACCGTCCCCAGCACAGGGAGAACCCCAGCATGAAGAGCGCCATGACCGCAATGATCGCCCACATGTACCGCTCGCCGGGGGTCATACCCGCACCGCCATTCTGACGTACTGCTCCACGTCTTTCCATTGCAGGTCGATCTGACACCGGTGTGCGATCTCATCGACTAATTTTTTCCGAATTCCTTCTGATGAGAAATGTTGATCATCCGCTTCCGGGAGATCAATTGCTCTGAACTTCTGCGCCCGGATTTCCGCCAACGTGACTTGCCGGATGAGATCCGCCCGGTCCCGGGCTTCTTTTTCCCTCATTTCGGCGACGAAATCCTGATCCTGAACAAGTTTCCGTTGCTCAAGAAGTTTTTTCCGTGTCCGGTCTGCAACCCGTTTGGCACGAGCACGAATTGAAAGAGACCGTTCCTCTTCGGAACCGTAAACCGTCTCCTCCTCAACAAGTCGAAAATATTCGGAAATCTGGTTAGGACCGATCTCGTCTTGCAGGACCTTGTGAACATCAGCATCGAGATTCACTGTTGTTCTTAGATAGGTCAAGACCGGCACCCCTTTTCTTCCAGTCCAGCTCTTCCTTCCTTCCTTCCTTCCTGAGAGTACGTCTTAGTTATGTTATGTTGTGAGACATAACTTCCAAAAAGATAAGAGCAGATTGTCAATTTTTCACACTCCAGTGGAATTTAAGGGGTAGGGAGGGTATCACAATCCCTCCTGCAACATCGCCGTGTCGATCAGTGCCGATAGGAATTCCGCAGGTGTAGCGTCCATTTCTTTTCTTGCCCGGTTGATGTAATCCCACTGCACCGGTGACGGCTCAAAATGGATAACCTCCGGGGCTTTGGCGATTTTGTATGGCGGGGATTTGATCAACTTCCCGCCTGTGAGTGAATCGTAATCGGACGCGGGCCCGAATCCCTGCTCCTGTGCTTTCCGTTGTCTTTTCTCAATCGGGCACTCACTCATATGCCGGGGTTCTGCACCCGCCGGATAACATTCGAGCCGGTTGCCGCGTTCTTTGCAGGGTTTGAGCTGTTCGCAGTTCTTGGCTCGGCAGTATGCTTCAGAAAGGATGACCCCATGCTCGGGTTCGATGACTTGGCCAGTTGTTATTGATGCGAGTGGTGCAGTGGAAATGGTAGTTGTAGTTCGACCCGCGGGCGGTTTTTCAATCTGCGGTTCTTTTGCTGATTCGGGCACGGTCTGGTCTTTGTTCTTGCCAAATGGCAACTTTTTAGAATGCGACCCTGACTTTAGAGGTGACCAACTTTTAACGGTGCTTTGCAGATCACCCGCGGTGATCTTCTCATTTCGCTTCAGGCAGGCAACAACATAATTCAGTCCCTTGATGCGAACTTCATCATCCTTCAAAGATGTCAGTTCACGAGCTGCACCTGCAGGAAAATGCTCGTATGCAAGCGTCCGGTCAATCCCCTGTTTTGAGATCTTATCGATCAGTTCTCGGTACGCTTTAATCCGAGAGATTTCACTGGGGGAAAGCCCGCAGAAGTTTCCATCTCGTTCAAGTTTTTCATAAAATTCGGGGCATCGAGTCATTTAAATCCCTTTTTTCCCATGCGTCGGCAACACATTTTTTCGATGAGCCAACTCTTTCAATTTTTTGAGTTTATCCTGAGAATCAAGACATTCAAGGCGCTGTTTTTGGTTTCTCATCCTGTTACCCCCTGCAACCGGTTCGCCCGGTGTTCGTAGATCACATGTACCGGGATCTCACTTCCCTGGTATTTCCGGACATCCTCTTTGTAGGCGAGATTGAGTTCCCTCAATTCCTGTGAGACTGTCAGCTTGGCGAGTTTCGCCCGCTTTGCTTTGCCCATGGCGATCACACCCGTGCCGCCAGTGCCGTTTGCCCTGGTTGTTCCCGGACCAGACCGGACACCACCAAGATTGATTCTCTCCATCGTATCCGGATCTCGCGGTGCCGGCTGGTGGTCTCGATCCAGTATTCCTCAGCGTGCAATTCGCCTTTATCGGTCAATCGCCAGATTCCACTCAGGTTATACTGGAACCGGTGCCACTCCAGGAAATGGTTCACTTCGCGGGCGCTATGACCGCACCGGGCTCCGATCTGCGTGGCGTTTAGCCAGATGCCCACCTCCCCATGGATGACCTGCGGGACGTTGAGCGCCGGGATGTATTCCTCCAGTCCGCATTTTTTGAACGCGATAGCCTGGAAGGATGCAAGATTACCTCCGGCAAGGTCTGCGAGATATTTCGCCCGTACCAATTCTTCATCGATGGGTGGAGCCGGCTCCGGTGGTTTGCCAGCATCCATCTTTGCCAGAATTTTCTCCCGGAACTCCAACAATTTACCGAACGTCTCACGCCTTTTTGCAGGATGAATCAGTAAGAAAAACCGGTCCACCCCAATACGATTAAGGCATAAGAATTGCTGCGGGCCGCCGGAAGTAGGAAGGGATTTGAAGGTTTGGAAGGGACTTAACTCTCTCGCATATACACCGATTGTCTTGGTGATGCTGCTGCGACTGTATCCAATCAGCTCAGCGATATCGACAACGGGGATCACGGGGCCGATCTCGGAAGGGACGACCCGGACGGTTTGCCCAGCGGGAACAAGATCAGTGCCGGTCATGGGATTACCTCCACAAGAACTTTGATAGCGCGGTATCCCTGACGATACCAGTAGCGCCAGCTCTTCCCACCGGACCCGACGAATGCCTTGATGGACTCAATTCTGGTCCGCCTGACATCCCAGACCCAAGACCCCATCCCGGAGCAGATGGGGGCCATGATGGCCCACATGACCTGCGGTTTCATACTTTTGCCTCCACCGGCGCGAGATTCTTTTTCAGCATCCATTCGGTGCCGTTATCGAAACCGATGAGGACCTCATCCGGCTTATCCGGCGGAATCCGCTTGACCGTGCCAACCCCGAACAGGATCCGGGGACCGCCGATCTGCCGGACCTGATCGCCTATCTTAAGCCCCGCCATGGCAGCGGCAGCTTCCCGCTTTTCTGCCGGACCGGTCGGGGGCCGGGTCTCGGGCATGACATCCGAGAGTCCTTCCGCGCTTTCGATCTTCACATCGTCTTCGGGGGGCGATGACATCGCCTCTGGATTTTCCTCATCCCTGAAGCGTCCGTGCTCTGGGTCCTCCTGACACTCAGGGCAATCGGGATCATAATGAGCGGCTGTAGTGGCTACATTGTGAACCGGTGCGTCTTTTTCCTGATGGAACGGCAACCGCTCCCGCTTGGGTGTCTTCACGGGTCCGGTGGCGATCTCAAGGTTCTGGACATCAAGAGTGTATTTTTTCCCCTGTCCATTGCGGATCGTAACCAAGTCACCGGTTCGTGCCGTGACCGTGCCAATGCCGAAAAAGAGTTTTCCGTCGACGGGTTTGCTCTGCATGACCCGGATGCCCGTGATAATTTTATCACTTTCGGAGAGTGATGGCGCCGGTTCTGTTTTTATATCGGAAGCGGGTTTATGTCCACCATCAGCGGAACCGGTCTGTCCACCAGAGTGTATACCATGGTGCAACCGGTCGGGCGTCTTCATGAACTCATCGTATTTGCCGGGATGCGCTCCCTTGATGTGCATATGCATGCCGTGGGAATTGAGTTCTTTTTCACAATAGAGACAGGGGATCTGCCGGCCTCCCTGCTTACCGCCGGTCTTTGAAAGTGCGAGTGCTTCCGGATATGGTTTGTTGTATTTCTTGCAAAGATGCCATGCGTTCTGGTATTCTCTCACCGCTGTTACCGGTGAAAACGGGATCTGCCATTTGGTCTTCTTCTTCTTGATAACAACAGGTACCGCTCTTTTCAATTTTGTGCAAGCCTGTTCTTTCCGGATTTTGGCGGGTTCGGCTGCCGCCTCCTTGAGCTTGATCGCCTCCGCGTACGGCTTGCCGAATCTCTTGCAGATTTTACGGGCATACTCGTACTTAGCCGGCTCCTTCACGGAATCAATCGGGATGCCCCATTTGTTGGAGTACCGGTTTCCCGTCTTCTTCATTACCAGTGTGTTGACCATTACCGGTTTGGTGGACCCGAGTGGTTCTGTCTTCTTTGTGGCGGGTGGTTTCCCGAGAGCCGCATCAGTCATCTGCATGCCGATCAGCAGCCGCTGCAGCTCTTCCGGCGTGGCGTTCCGGATGTGGATGTCCAAGTCGATATCCATCAAGTCACCTCTTGATGGAGGAGGAGGTTTGTGAGAAGCTCATCGACATACCAATTTACCGGGATTTTCTGGTCCTTCACCATAATATCTGGGAACAAACAACCCGTCGGTTCTGTCACATCTATTGCCCGGCAGGTATCTCCGCATGCCGTGCAGGTGAAAATGCGTTGTTCTGAATCAATCTTCATGCTCCTTGCACCTCGATAATGATTCGACATCCATCCCGATCTGGGAAGATCGTCAGATCGACGCCGCATGTTTCACAGGTATAATGCCCACCGTCATGTGAGAATTGACCTTTGCCGCAGACCGGGCAACAGAGATCATATGGGTCGTGCATGCAGCAGACTTGTAACGGACCGATGCTGGGATTATCAC